CCTGTTAATTGTGTATTAATAGAAATAAAGAATGCGCCTAGTTCTGATACTGGGTCTACACCGTGTCCTTTTCCAGGAGAAATTGTTGCATTAGCTGCAGCACTCGATCCACCACCACCAGTAATTGCAATGTTTGCAAAAGTATATCCTGAACCTTTTGCTGTAATATTAATTGCTGTGACTGTATTATTTGTCACTGTTGCTGTTGCAGTTGCACCAGTTCCATCACCAGTAATAGTCACTGTTGGTGCTGAAGTATATCCTGAACCAGCTGCGCTAACTTCTGCTCTCTCGATACCTCCCGCGTTCGCGTGGTCACGTGAAGCTTTTTGGTTTAAGTATTGTGCGTAATCTCCTTCACTTAAAGCTGCTTGAGCTGCTGCATCGTTATTAAAGTTAAGGGAAACAGTCTTAACTGGCATGTACGATGATGTAAGGAATTTTTCTGAATCAGCAACTTGAACTGTGTACATATATTTCCAAGTATATCCGTCTGATTCTGCAGTTGGTACTGTTAATGTTTGTGTAGGTTGTACTGTAGAACCTGATGCTCCAGCTTTAATACATTTATAAGTTTTAAATTCTGATGTGATGATATAAAATTCTTTATCAAATATAGAACCATCATTCGAATCCCAAGCTACATAACTTCTACCTGAAGTCCATTGGTATCTTGGAACTACGTGTGATACGTCTGCAGCATTTACTCTTTGCATCGCCATAAAATTGGCTCTTGCTTCTCCAATATCATCTAAGTGATCGTTTGGTGGGAATTCTGTCCCAATACTAGTTGAATCAGTTGTATCTGATATAGAACCTGACCAAACGTCTGATTTACCAATTGCAATGTACATGCTATGGTTTGTTACGTCATCTTTAAAATTTTCTACATTTATGACCCTAAAATCTGATGTGACTATCGCCGTCATTTTTTGTTTCCTCTTATATTACTTCTTCGTGGACAATACTGCCAACGTTATATCTATTTATACTAATTGAACCAACGTTTTGTAGTTGTGTTGATGCAATTTGCTCAATTCTATTGTTATTGTTATAAATTCTTTGTCTATCGAACGGTGCTTTTAGATTAAAAGACCTATTTTCATCAAGTGTTTCACTATTATCTGGTTTATGATTAAGGTTAATCTTTAAAATAGGTTCTAAATCTTTTGCTCTTTGTTCATTATTAACTTTACTTTCAATACGGATTATAGGATCGACTACATAACCATTTCCTTGATTTGTTATCGTAGTACCAGTTATTTCCCCATCAGAATTTATATTTAAAGTTGCAGTTGCTGTGACATTTGTTCCCAATGGTTGTCCATTTACATCTAATGATGTTGGAGCTTCGAAAACTAATGTTGGTGCAACATCAAAGTTTTTATCTGCTAATGCACTTATATCTATAGCTGCTAATTTACCTGCGCTAGGATTAGCTGCAACCGATCCTGCAATTTGTGTATATCCTGAACCTGCATTTGATATTGTAATTGCATCTACATCTAATTGTCCGTTCGATGTAATACCAATCGTTGCTGCTGCATTTGAACCATCACCACTAATAGTAATTGCTGGTGCACTTGAATATCCAAATCCTGGTTCTAAAACTTCTACTTTTGTTAATTGACCAGATGTTAGTGTTAATGCTACTGTTCCAGACTTATGGATTCTAGCATCTAAGTTTGGTAAGAAAGAAGATACAAAAGCTTCAACTAATATTGGAATATCTTCTATACCAATTGCACCAGGTTGTCTGATTGGCATTGCAGAATTTAATTTTCTTGATACTCCTGAAATTGCTGGTAATTGTTTTCTAAAAGCTTGTGTTCCAACATTAACTAAATTTAATAATATTAGAATCTCACCAAAGAATATAAACCCAGCTGGATGTACTAACTTATCATAAACATCTTTCCAATCAGATACGTTTTTACCAGTCTTAATTAAATAACTAAATTTTTGGAATCTAAAACTATCTTGTAACTTTATTCTGTCAGATAGGAATCCTCGGTTATCTAAATATCTGTTTTGACTAGTATCATAATTACCAGAAGAAGGTATAAGAGTTTTATCATACGGTCTTTCTACAATAACTTCTTCGTTAAATAATAATCTAAAAAATATTTCTATAGAATCTGAATTACCTCTTAACTTATAAAAGTCTAATATTTGTTTATATAGATTTCTTTTGTTAACAGTGACGTTTCTTGGAATTGCTGCTGCAATTTCTTTTTGCATTAACTCTAAATAATTTAAAGAGTTTTGGTCTATATCTAAAGCACCTTCTATCGAACTCATAACATTCGATGGTCCAGGTCCAACATATTTTTTTACAATTGTTGTAAGTGTACAAGGTAAACTATTAAATGCACTTAATCCTGTGACAGTGAATGTTTTACCAGTTTCTGTTGCTAAGTTTGCTAAAGAACCAGGAAGTTCATTACCATTTGAAATTGCAACATTAATATCATTTAAAGAAACATTAGCTGTTGTTCCATCTAAGTTCTGAATAACCAATGTAGAACTAGCACCGGTAGGATCCACGAAAAATTCATCGTTATTATTTTCTGGGTCTGGTATTCTAAATTGTGCTTGTCCATTTAATATAACATCAGTAAATGTTTTTGTTTCCTGGTAAATAAATTCATCTAAATTTAAAAACGTATAATAAGCTTTTAATAAGCTATCCAACATTGGAGCATCTTCCAGGATATGTGCTGGTAAAAGCTGGGAATATCTAATATCTTCTTTTGTTTTATTTTTAGTAGAACCAGAAGATTCGATATAACCTGGTGAATTCTTTTCAGTATATGTTGGCATTATCCTTTAAATCTAGATGTTGTTGTATAATTAATTGAACCTGTTGAGCCACTAACTGCGATTGTATCTATTTCTGGAGTAATTGTCACTCTTGTATCATCAATAGTTAATAGTTGGTCTCTTTTTGGTGCTAAGTCTAATGAGTTAGGTGTTAGTGTTAATCTTATAACGTCAGTTGTATCTGGTTGGAAACTATTTAATGTAATCTTTCCATTCGGTACATCAAGTGTTCCTGCGTTTGCAATTACAGTCACATTTGCCCCTGCTACTTTTTTATAAACAATAACCTGTCTAGTCGTAGAACCAGCGATTGGTATATCACCAAAGAAACAATCTTCACTGTTAATTTTAAAAGCTGTACTATTTAAAACAAATGATGTTGAATCACCAGATTGAAAGAATGGTGAAGTAAATACTAAATCAAAATTATTTAAAGCATTGTTTACCGGTGTAATGTTCTGAAACATACGAGGTCTAACTGTACTATTTAAAATAGATGGGTCAGAGTTATCTATTTTTCTTAATAGTTCTGAATGTCTAAATACTCCATCAAACTTATTTAAGTTATTAAAATTATAATCTTTTATTGTATCTCTTACAACTGTTTGTAAATCTGTAGAACTTCTATCTGTTAAGTTTGGATTATACTTAAAGAATACATCTAATTCTAAATTAGTAAAATTAGGGTCTACAATTTCTGGTGTAATCGAAACTACATTTTTACCTTTTAATATTACTCCAGTGATTTCTGCTTTTTCATCTTCTGTTAATGTTTGTGATAGTAAAGGTTTGATTGCAATATAAGCTCTTCCATATTCCGGTGGGTCTTGGTCTTCACCACCCCATGTTGATATAGAATCTATATTTGCAAAAGATTTTTTAATTATTGCTGCGTAATCATCTGCAGTCACCGCTCTGTTTTGTGAAGTAAATGTAAGTGGTGCATTAAATCGAATCGACTCTGATGTTTCTTCTTCAACACCACCTGCAGATAAAGCATTTGTTTGAATTGTAATTGTAGAAAAACCTCCTACATTATCTACTGCACTAAATCCAGTTAGTGAATTAACCGCATCACCTGCGCCGTTTGATTCATCACCTTTTGTTATAACATAGTCTAAAGTAACAATATTATTATTTGTTGGTTTAAATCCTGTCACGCCATCACCAAAATATATTTCAAAGTATTCATTTGAATTTTGTTGTAAGTAATAAGTTTTAGTTTCTTCGTTTACTG